TACAGAAAGACTAATGAGACAAATTTCTTGTCCCACTAATCTAACTATATAGTTTTCTTTTTTGGTTCTTTTTTCTTTTGGAGGTAGTAATAGTTTAAATAAGAGTATTTAACTCTTTGTCTTTTAACTCTTTAACTCTATTTTCTTTCTTAATTCTTAACTTAGCCTGTTGAAGGGCATTTTTGTTAATGTGTCTAAGATTATGTACATGAGTATGTATAATCTTTTTAGATCTTGGGGTTTCAAGAATAGCCTGATTGTTTTGACTAATACCTTTTAATACCCATACCATGCCTTTAGAGAATGCCCAAGTACAATGATATTTAGTGCCTATGATTAGCTCAGTAGGCACTCTATCAATGTCAAGGGTCTCAATAACAGGTGCATCTGTTTCCCAGTTCTCAGGAAAATTAGACCAACCCATTAGTACTTTGTTGTCTTGCCTTTGTAAATACAATAAGCAAGATTAATAATTGCCACACCTAATAGATATGGTAATTCAGCAATTTCTCTGCTACCTTCTAGTGTGCAGATAAAAAAGATCCCACCAAAGAATACTATTGACAGGATAAACCAAGATTCCCAAGCTACTTGCCTAGAATCTTCTTTTTGGAATTGAGTTTGTTTTTTCATAATATTGGATTAAAGTATTGTAATTGAATATAAGTCCTCATATACATAAGTAGTATAAGGGTTTAATTTGGTTATAACTTGATTCTCACATGCTAGGTAATTAATATCACCAAAATCACTATTTTCTTGTATGTATTCAGTTATTTCTCTCATCACAATAGATCTTGTTTCCTTGCTATTGACTCCTCTTGGAGTTCTGTGATGAAACTTGCCTCTGCTTCTCTTGCTTCTATGTATTCTTAAGTCCATAAAAATAAGATTAAACATTTCTAACTCTACATTGCCAGTGTTTAGCAAGTTCATTTAGTTCTTTTTTTGATATTCCATTAAGGAAACCTTCATTTACAATGATGCCTTCTCCTGAAGGATCATTTGGTATTTCTTCTCTTGAATAAACTTGGAAGAAATATCCACCTATAAATCCTGGCACTTGGTCATAGCCATAGAATATATCTACAGTGTTGTTAGTGTCAGGATTTGTACCTGTTGTGTGATGTCTGCTCATATTGGATTAAATAAGTAGATTAATAAATAGGATAAAAAAAGAAAAGGCTATTAAATAGCCTATTCATTATCTTGGTCAATTAGTTGTTTTAATTGGCCTTCTAGTTTAACTGTGCCTACATATCTATCAAAATCTTGGATGCTTATTGAGTCATCAGTTGTTGTAAATTGATATTCAGCAGGATTAGGTTCTAATGGACCTATGTAAACAGTATCATTAGATGTAAATTCCAACATGATAGGTGTGCCATCAACAGGAATAGATTCATGATCATCATTCCAGATAAATACTGGTTGTTCTTGATGATGGTTTAATTGTATTTGTTCAATAGTGTCATTGTATAGTACAATGTTTAAGCCTATTGAGAACACAATTAAGATGATTAATAGAGGGTAATAATTTGTTTTCATTTTATGTTGGATTTAATTGGTTAAGTAAAAAAGATAACACATAACATCGGTATAAGAAATGCTACATTATCAGCCTTAAGCTGTATTAATGCTGGTTATGTGTTATTACTAATTTGCAATAGGCATTAGTTAAGCCATTATCATTTTGCAATATGCTAGATGATCAAGGTATATCTTAGGCTACATTATGCCTCCTTACCATAGGTATTTTATACAGGTTCAAATGTATTTACCTTTCCTGTGTAATAAAAAATAAGGCTATTAACATTATATGATAATGGAAATGAGAAAGGTAAAAATGTGCTTAAAAGGTGTAGGTTTTTATAAGCCAACACTCAACACATTGCAATTCAATGAGTTATATAGAAATATTTGTTGCTTATGGTGCATCAAATAAATAAAAAAAGAGATAAGTCAAGTAAACTGCTAGTAATTAGTGTAGGTTTTCCTTGAGGCTAAGCAATAAAGATAAAGGGGTGTTTTCACACCCCAATATTCTACAAACCAAAGGCACTATCTAAGTCCACATTGTTGGCAGTGTCTGAGCCAGTACTGATTTCAAAGAAATGCTGATTCTTTTCTCCCTCTTTAGTAGAAGGTACAACACTATGATACAGTGTTACTTCAGCATTTAATTCAGGCACTGATTTGACAACAGCATCTTTGGTAATTGTGGTTCTAGTACCAAGAACAGTTAAACCTTTTGCAGGTCCACTTGTAACTAACACATTCATAAGCACATAAGATGCTCCGTTAGCTTTAGCTAACACTTTAGAACCATTTGATTTAATAATACCTGTCATTGAAGTTTTAGTTGACATAATATAGGTGAGCACATTGTAAAGCCTTGCAATTAGCTATAAAGATTAATACTCTAAATCAGTGTGGGTTTTCCTGGATATTAGTATCAAAAGGAATATCCTCACACCTATATATATCATAGGTACACATAGCAAGGCAGTCTGCTCAAGGTCTGAACTGTAGACAATCCTCTACATTCAAGTGAGATGACTACAGTTCCAAGACAGCAAGAGAACAGAGAGTAAGAAGCAAGAACTTTAGATAATACTTTACCAGGCAGAAATCTTTCAGTTGGATTTCTAGCTAGGGGGGTATTGTACTTGCTAAAAATCAGTGGGGGTTTTTACTAGGGAGGATCACACACCTATTAACTTAAAAATTTTTTACACATCTACTAACCAAAAAAATTTTAGAAAAATTTCAAACTCAATGACAATGGTTTAAATTTAATTCTTAACTTTGCTAAATATTAATCTGAAACATCTATGGAATTAAACCCTCACCTTATTCAAGAATTAAAGCTAAAAAGTGCCCCTGATTTAAAAGCCTCCCTACCTATGTACCCTGTAGTTAGAAGGCAAGAGGAAGGTAAGCAAATTGCATTTAGCAGTTTAGTTAGAAAGAGGTATGAGGGAGTATACTATTTGATTCCTTTTAGGGTTACAGAAACATCTGAAGCTAAGGCCATCCATGCTTTACATGCTTATGTGTATAAATATCTTATGCTAGGAGTAAAGACCTTATTAGAGGTTAAAGATGATGACCAAACAAATGAAGTAACAAGACTTAAAAATTTATAGTTATGGCACAAGAACAAGACATTACATTTATTACGGAGGATATCCCACCTGCAACTAGTTTTATACAGTCTGGTAGAAGTCTTAGAGTAAGTTATGTAGGCAGAAAAGAGGCTAAATATATTAATGATATTATATTGCAGAATATTGCTGACCCTAAGAAGCAAACAGACCCTAATAAGATTACCCCTGAGTTTTGGGAAATGGTAAGGAGTAATTGGAAACAAGAAGCTTTGATTAAATATCCGGATGAAGGAGATTATAAGGTATGGATTATTGATCCTGTGACTAATTTACCTGTGCCACTAGGAGAATCAGTGGAGTACATAGGAGGAGATATTAGAGAAACCCCAGGAGGACTGCCTTGTACAGAGTACATTTTAGATTTAAAAGCAGCTACTATTCCGGACCCTAGTACTTACCAAGTAGCTATAAGTTATGAGGATTGTTTTTTAAGACCACAAAGAGCATCTGGCACAGCTTTAGAAATGGATGGCTTCAGTATTTGTGTAGGTAGAGGACTTCCTATGACAAGTATAGGAGTCTTTATTGTAGGAGTTGTGTGTGATCTAAATTATGGAATAATTGAGTGCAGTGAGTACTCTTGGGACCTAAGTGGATTACCTTTAGAGACTATAGTTTCTCTAGGGTTTAAAAATTGTGATGAAATTGATGAAAAGATAGAAGGAACACCTAGAGAGTTAGGCCTTCTTGTTAGTTTCTGTGCTAAAAAAGATAGTCCAGTTGCAGCCAGTGGTGTGATTACATATATTGGAGGGCCATGTGTACTTGATCCTAAATAACCTTAATTTTAATTTATGAGAATAATTCAAAAATCAATACTTCAGCTAAAAGGTGCTGAGTATTACATTTATCATTTAAGTATTATCAACCCTTTTTTACCGGTAGAATTGACCCCAAAAGAAAGAGAAGTTCTTGGTACATTTATGAGCTTTAAAGGAGACCTAGCTGAAAAAGATAGGTTTGGCACAAGCTTCAGAAAAGAAGTAAAAGCCATGCTATCCATGTCAGATGGAGGTTTGTCCAATCATCTTTCTTCTCTTAAGAGTAAAGGTGCAATCCAGGAAGATTTACAAGGAATTATGCAAATAGCTCCTATTCTATTACCTGAAGAGAAACAACAGAACTATCAATTTAAAATAGTGCAAGAATAATGAAGTTAATTCATCCTGATTTGATTCAAGAGTACTATGATTCTATAAGAGAATCCCACCCAGGCTTAACATTGGAGCAATGTAATGAGATTTGCTCTGCTCCTTTTGTTGAAGTTAGAAAAGGAATAGAATCAGGAGAATTTCCAACAGTAAGATTAAAGTTTTTTGGTACATTTGTAGCATACCCTAAGAGAGTAAAAGCAATCTTGGCTCAGTATGAGAGAATGTTCAAAGATCATAAGATTACTCCACACAATTATTTTAAAAAGAAGGAACAATTAGAAAAATTTTTAAACAAACAAGATGAAAGCAAAGATAACTTTTAAGAATGTTTGTGCCTTTATTCAAGGGCACATTAGAGAGAAACTCTTCTACAGTAAGAGATGGAATTGGCTATTACCATTGCACATATTTGAGCAAATTAACTACAGGTTATTTGTAATGAATAAAGAATGCTACTCTAATGGAGAGTGTGTTATGTGTGGATGTGCAACCCCGGCATTACAAATGGCAGATAAAACCTGTGATGCAAAGTGCTACCCAATTATGGTAGATGAAACAGATTGGGTCATTTACAAAAGAGAGTACAATATTGAGTTTAGATATTGGAACTCTGCTAAACCAAGAGAATTTGAACTAAGAATATCACATAAAACTACAATGTAATGAGTCACTGGAAAAACCCCATTATTAATTTAGGTATGATCAAGGCAGGTAAGCCTGAAAAAGTAACTTTTATTGCTCTCTCAACTATGCCTATCATAGAGAGCATTAAACCTTATTGTGGATGTACTACAACTGATTTCAATAAGGAAAAAGGATTGCTAACTATTACATATAGTAATAATCCAATCCCTATGCAAGTACAAGGACCTCAATCAATTACTAAGAGAATTGATGTTGTTTATCAAGATGGACTAACTGATGTATTAACTATTAAAGCAATAAGAACTAGATAATCATGGAAATAACAATTTGGCCAATGCTAAGAGATGGAATTAAGAAATTCTTCTCTGATATGAAATTCTTTTTCAGTAAAGACTTCATCAAACAAAATTATCACAAACATTTTGGGTACTCTTTAGTGCTAACTATTCCTTGTATGTGGTTTATGTTAAACTATATGCACCTTGCAGACACCCCTTTTTGGTTCCACATATTTATTGGTGGATTTGGAGCAAGAGGAGTAAATTTTTGCAAAGAGTGGCATCATGGAATTAAATACAAAGCACCTTGGAGTTGGGAAGATATTAACTTCGGAACTTATGGTGGATTGTTAGCTCCTGTCATTCTACATTATTTTATGACAACTTTTAATTTTTAAGACATGGCAAACAAACTTACCATAGCAGACTACATAAGGTTAGCCAAAGCAAACCCTACAGTAGAGAAAGAATTTGAATACTTCAAAGAACATGTGTTCAATAGAACCTTAGTTTGGGAAGGTGTAAAGAACCCCAAAGCAGGAGGTAGTCTGCACAATGTAGCAGGAGACTCAGGAGGTTGGACTCTGTGGGGTATTGCATACAACCATAACAAAGAGATGTTTAAAAACTTTGATGATTTTAAAGATACAACTTATGAAGAAGCTGCAGCTATTGCTTACACTAAGTACTACAGAGCTATTAATGCTTTTATATTACCTCTTGAATCTAGGCTTATGTATTTTGATACTGCTTATAACATGGGAAATGCTAGGGCAATTAGGATAATGCAAGGGTGTGCAGGAGTCCCTGCTGATGGAATCATTGGTCCTGCAACCAGGGAGAAAATGCAGTATGTAACTGAAGAATGTCTATACAAGGCCAGAAATACTGCTTATCATAACTTAGTTAGAGCAAACATTAAACTCAACAAGTTCTTAAAAGGATGGTTAAACAGATCAATAGGAATCTTTAAGATTAAATGATTACTCAAAGCTTAGATGTACCTCTCTATGGCAGAAGATTACATATTATTATCACAGGAGACTTTAGTAAAGATTATCCTGAAATAAATAAGAAGTATCATCAAAACTTAGATGAGAGTGATAATGTGTTAGGTTGTTCCCAAATGAGAGGAGCACATCACATGATTGTTATTAATGTAGGCAGACACAGAAAGATATTTAAAGGGATAAATATTGAATGTGAACTTGCAGATACAATAGCTCATGAGTCAGACCATTTATGTAACCAACTCTTTAAAGGGATAGGGGCCACAGTAGATGTAGATAATGATGAACCACATGCCTACCTTTTAGGGTGGACAGTGAAGCAGATTACAAGAAATTATTTAAAATTTAAAACACAAGAGGATGTCAAAAAAATTTAGAATGTATATCACCACTCTTTACATTGACTTTCAAGTAGGAGTTAATGTAATAGGATTACCAGACTTTCATAGTCATGGTTTAGTTATCTCAAAATGTATCAATGAAGTAGATGCCAAAAAATACAATTTACTATGAGTTTATTCAAAACAATACAAAAATTGGTAGAAAGTATTCCTTCAAATGAAGGACTTTTAACTAGTCTTACTTTACAACTAACTTTAGAGCAGTTTAAAAATTTTGCTAAAGAAGTCAATGAAGAATATAAAGATTTTCAACCTAGCCTAATAGATTGGAGTACTTATGATGTAACAAAACCTATTAAGTATACTATACTTGGAGGAAGAATTTTAATTATTAATATTGTCTAATTGTGGATCTATTAAAAGAACATAAAGAGTATATAGAAACTTTAAAAAAAGAGTTTTATTCTACAGGGGTTGGAGATTTGTGTAAACTAGAATGTAAATTTCCTCAAAAAGTAGGATTGATTTTTTGTTTTATAGAAGGGATGAAAAAAGAAATGCATGTAATGGATACTATTAATAACTTAAGACTAGAATTATGAGTTTACTATTTACAGTGGAGAGCAAAGTAGTAGCTCCAAGTACAGAAACCCTTTTAATCTTTCCTTTTAGAGAGATATGGGAAAGAGATGATTCTGCAGACAAAAGATTTGCTATTGAAGATATGTCATACATAGAGTTTATGGCATCAGTTCAAAAGTCTAATCCTTACTCAGGTTATCCAGAACAACAAAGGCCAGAAAAGATTATTAAAGATATAATTACTAGAGCAGAATGGGACCAGGATGATCCTTTACTTCTTGCTGGTATAGAAAAGCTAAAGCAATTCCAAGCTGAAGCTTCAGTGACTTACAACTACTATATGGCAGCTAAGAATGCTGCAGAAAAGATGCAGTTGTTCTTTACAACATTTACTATGGCAGATGTAAATCTTAGAACAGGGGCTCCAATCTATAAGCCCAAAGATATTACCTCAGCTTTAAATGATACCTCTAGAGTCCTTGAAAACCTTAATACTCTTAGAGATAAAGTTGATAATGAGATATTTGAGGAGGTTAAAAAGAAAGGACAAAAAGTAGTTAGTCCATTTGCAGACCCTTCAAGTTTAAAATAATTGTTTATCTTTACACTTTATTATTTAATAACTTAAATCAAAATATTATGGCAAAAGTAGTAAAAGGCAGATTAATTGAGGTTGATAATACAGACAGAAAGTTTGGTTCAGCAACATCTTATATTGCAGTGCAAGTAGAAGATGCAGATGGGTCTAATGAAAGATGTATTCTTTTCACCCAAGATGAAATCAACAAAGCTCATGATAGAGCTAAGAAAAATCCTGAAGACCTTACTGAGAAAGGGTTTTTCACAAACCTATTAGACTAATTTAAACCTTAGAAAACATGTCAAAGAACTTAGCATCTATGTTAGAAGATGATGATATGGAAGAAATGACTTCTTCTAAATCAACAAAAGGTACAAGAGGAACTATTCCTGCTTTATTGCTTAAAGCTAGAACTGATGCTCACCTTACACACTTAAGACAAAAGGATAAAACCTTGGCAACTCATAATGCTATGAGTATTTTCTATGATTCAGTAGGAGATTTAATTGACACTTACATTGAGACTTCAATGGGTATTGATGACTCTTTTACTCTTGAAGAAGTAGATGAGTCAGAAGTTATTGCTAATCCTTTGGTTTATTTCAAAGGTTTATACAATGCTATTCAAGTTGAAAGAGCAAACATTAAAGAAACTTTTCTTCAAAATCAAATTGATGAGATGTCTCAATTAATTGCTCACACTTTGTACAGACTTAAAAACATTGTTACATAATATATGAGTCAACTAGGATCAATTAGAAACCCTGATGGGATTTGGATAAACACAGAGGTATTCAGAGAAGAAGCTAGGAAGTTTCAGAAGTATGGTACTTACTGTCTAGATCCTTGGGGTTCTCCTGATTGGTATTCCTATTGGCAAGAACAAAGAAATAGAATCATTAGTGGTTACAGTTCAGGTGGAGTAAAGATTACCGGTGACCATTATTTCTATTTAAACTTTTGTCCTATCTTAAAAGTAGAGGACACAACCCTTAAAAAATCTTCTAAAGTAACTGACTTCCCTGACTTTTGGGATGGAGATTACAATTACTTCTGGGCAAGAGAAATTGCCTTCAATGGTATAGTTGATGGTTTAGGAGTGCAGACAGAATTTGTAGAAACCTGCAAATTCCATGCTAAGACTATGCCGGAAGCTGAAGCTCATAAAAAAGCTTTAGAAAAACTATTTGCAGGACTTCAACTTGAAGTAAAAATAGAAGCTAATTACCTAACAGGAGGATATAATCTTATTGTAGGTAAGTCTAGAAGAAAGGGGTACTCTTATAAGAATGCAGCTATTGCTGTTAAGAACTACCTATGTTATCCTAAAGCTCTTACTATATTTGGTGCTTATGAAAAGAAATTTCTTTACCCTAAAGGTATCTTTACAATGGCATCTAACTACCTCAACTTTATTAATGCCAACACTGCCTGGGTTTATCCTAAAGATGTTGTAGATAAGATGGACCATGTCAAGGCCTCAACTGTTGAATACAGAAATGGGGTTAAGATTGAAGTAGGTTTCTTATCTGAGATAATGGCTCTTACATTTAAAGACAATGCAGATGCTGCTAGGGGTAAAGATGCTAGAGATGTAATCTTTGAAGAATCAGGAGCATTTGGTTCACCTGGTCTTTTAAAAGGAGCATATAAAGCAACTGAAGACTGTGTAATGGCAGGGGACATTAAGACAGGTATGATTACTGTGTTTGGTACATCAGGAGATATGGAAGGTGGTACTGCAGATTATTCTGAGATGCACTCTAACCCACTTAGATTTGGTATGCTTCCTTTCCAAAACATTTGGGATGAAGACTCTGAGGATATGAAGTGTGGTTTCTTCCACCCTATTAACTGGAATATGGAAGGGTACTATGATGCCCAAGGTAACTCAGACACAGAAGGAGCTAAACAAGTAGAACTTGCTAACAGAAAGCTTTTATTAGATAATGGAGCTACTTCTGCTGATATTCAACAGAGAATGCAGGAAAAACCATTGGGCCCTTTTGAAGCCTTTGGTATGGTTTCCACAAATAACTTTCCTGTTCTTGAACTTAAAAGACAACTTGAAATTGTCAAAGCCAAGAACTTGCACATGATTATGGGGACTCCTGTCAAACTATTTTATGACTATGAGTCTAAGAAAGTTAAAGCAGAACCTATATTAGATGGCTCTGCCAATGTAATTTATAGACAGAAACCAGACAATACTTCACTAGAAGGATGTCCTGTAATCTATGAATACCCTGCTGAAGTGCCACAAAGAAATGCTTATAAAATTGGATATGACCCTTATAGACAAGCACAAGGTTCTTCCTTAGCTGCTGTCTATGTATACAAGTCAGTGATTATTGGAGAGAGAACCAAAAGAATAATTGTAGCAGAGTATGTAGGTAGACCTGGAGAAGCTGATGATGTAAACTACATTTGTAGATTATTTGCAGAGCTTTACAATACTACTATTATGCATGAAAATGAGGTGACCCATGTTAAGGATTACTTCAGAAGAAGAAAACAATTACACTACTTAGCTTATCAACCTGATGAAGTTATTAAGAAGAATGTGAAGAATTCTAAAGTTAATAGACTTTATGGGTGTCACATGATAGACCAACTTAAAGATGCAGGTGAAAAGTATATTAAATCTTGGTTATTAGAGACACTTGATTATGATGATGAAGGATTTCCAATTAGAGCTTTAGATCAAATCTATTCTATAGGACTACTTGAAGAGCTAATTGGCTACAATAGAAAAGGTAACTTTGATAGGGTTATGGCACTTATGCAAGTAATGTTCCAAGACCAAGAAGACTTACATGGTAAAGAGTACCAACCTAAGTCTGCTGGAAATCAAAAAGCAAAACAGCTATTAGACATGATGGGTACTATGTATCAGAAAAATAATAGTAAGAACTTACTACAAAGACTAAATTAATTATTACTTTTGTAATTACTTATATTTTAGAGAGATGAATCAACCTGTTACTCAACCTAAATCTTATTCTACTGAAAGACTCAGTAGAAATGATAAAGAATCTCAAAACTTTCTTTGGTACAGAGAGAAGATTGACATGTATGATACTAAAGCTAACTTCTTATCTATAGGATATGGAGGAGTTAATGAGTACAAAAGAATGAGGGTTAATTATGACCTCTTTAATAACATTGTTGACCTTTCAGATTTTGCTTATGTAGCTACACCTTATGGAGCTGATCAAGGAGAGATGCCAGCTCAAATGGCAAACAGAGATATTTGCTCTTATAGAGTAAAAGCTCTTATTGGTATGGAAATGAAAAGACCTTTTGGGTACAGAGTAATGGCCACCAATAGAGAAGCTTCTAATAGAAAAGTAGAAGAGGAAACTAATAGAATCAAACAGTATGTTGTAGAATCTATTATGGCTCCTATTAGACAAGAAGCAGAAGCTAAGTATCAAGCTGAAATGAAAGGCAGAGAACTTACTGAGCAAGAAATGCAAGAAATCCAGCAACAAATTGAAGCTGAGATTGAGCAAAAAACTCCAGAGAAAGTAAGAGCTTACATGAAAAGGGACCACAGAGATCCTGCTGAAGTTCAAGGACAACAGTTGCTAAACTATCTTATTAAAAAGTTAGATGTAAGAAAGAAATTTAATAATGGTTGGAAGCATGGATTACTTTCTGCTTATGAAGTATATTGGTTAGGAATTATTAATGGAGAACCTGCAATGAAAGTTGTAAACCCTGTTAGATTTTCTTGTGATAAAGCTTCAGACCTTGATTACATTGAACAAGGGGAATGGGCAGCAGCAGAATACAGAATGCACCCTTCTCAAATTGTACAGACTTTTGATTTAGATGACAAAGAGATTGATACTCTTTGGAGAAACTATAATCACCACATTACTCAGAGAGTACATGATAACCTATTCAACTTTGATGAGTATCTTACCTATGAAGATAAGAACTCAATCAGAGTTCTTCACTGTGTATTTAAAGGACTTAGAAAAGTAGGTTGGTTAGATTACATTGATGAAGATGGGATTCTTCAAACTAAGTTTATGGTAGATGAGTCTTATAAACTTAACAAAGCTATGGGTGATGTTAAAATCACCTGGGAATGGCTTCCTGAAGTTTATGAAGGTTATAAAATTGGAATGCACATCTACAAAGAAATGAGACCTGTGCCAGGCCAATTTAAAGATCCGGATAACATTTACAAATGCACCTTACCTTATTATGGTGCCATCTATGATAATACCAACTCTCAACCTACATCTGTAATGGATAGAATGAAAGTTTATCAGTACTATTACAACATAGTAATGTATAGACTTGAGCTTTTATTAGCTTCAGATAAAGGTAAGAAAATCTTAATGAACATCAATGCTATCCCTACTGACTCTGGAATAGACCTTAAGAAATGGCAGTACTTCTTTGAAAGTACTCCTTTCATGTGGTACAACCCTGATGAAGA